GCTTGCTATATCGGCCATCGCTACGGAGGTGCAGCAAATGGAACAGAATGATTTTAAGTATCATGTCACAATGAGTCTTGTGCGAAAAATGGCGAAACAGGGCTTGCTGACCGCTGATGAATACGCCGTAATTGATACAAAGATGAGGGAGAAATACCGCCCTAAAATCGGCACAATATTTGTCAAAATACCGTTGACTGAACCGAAATAAGGCGGTAATATGGTAGCTGATAAACGAGGAAGGAGGTCTGCTATATGGCAGAAAAAGCGCCCAAAATCACGAAAATTGAGCCTGCTATCGCAAGTCTTCCAATAAGAAAGCGGGTTGCTGCTTATGCCCGTGTTTCGATGGAAACTGACCGCCTGATGCATTCCTTGTCTGCGCAGGTCAGCTACTACAGTGATCTGATCCAAAGAAACCCCGAATGGCAATATGCAGGGGTATATGCGGACAGTGCGGTTTCCGGAACAGGTATTTCCAATCGGCAGGAGTTCAAGCGGCTAATCGCAGATTGTGATAAAGGGCTTATCGACATTGTGCTGGTAAAAAGCATCTCACGCTTCGCAAGAAATACTGTAGACCTGCTTGAAACAGTGCGCCATTTGAAGGAAATCGGAATCGAAGTGCGATTTGAAAAAGAGCATATCAGCTCCTTTTCAGACGGCGGAGAATTGATGCTTACCCTGCTTGCAAGTTTCGCACAGGAGGAGTCGCGCTCAATTTCCGAAAATTGCAAATGGGGTATCCGGAAACGATATGAAAGCGGACAGCCGAAAAACTGCATCTGCTACGGTTATCGAGTTGTTGACGGAAAGCTTGAAATCGTGCCGGATGAAGCAGAAATTATCCGGCAGATTTTTGATTGGTATCTTGCGGGTGATTCCTGCTATATCATCTGCAAGAAGCTGAATGCTTCCGGTGCAAAATCCTATTACGGAAAAAAGTTCACGGGGACAGTACTGAGCTATATTCTCCGTCAGGAAAAGTATACCGGAAATATGCTCTTGCAAAAGTTTTATACTGAGAGTCATGTGTCGCACAAGGAACGCAGGAACAACGGTGAACTGCCTATGTTTTTGATTCATGATTCGCACCCTGCGATTATATCACAGGAAACATTCGATGCGGTACAGCAGGAGATCGCAAGGCGGTATGGTGTTCCCATCGTGAACGGCATTGCCGCCAAGGATACCTATATGCATCATCCGAAAGATGGGAAAAAGCCGAAGTCATCATACCCACGCAGAAAAGCATACTGGTCGGATGAACAACGTGCAAACCATGCCGAAATCTATAAGTCCAGAGAGACCTACAGGCATTTCAGGTATGATCTATCGCTTTTTATCAAATGCGAGACCTGTGGGCAAAATATGACAGCGAACACCAAATACTATGCTGACGGCACAACAGAACTGTGGTGGGAATGCTTCAAGCATCATCGTGTTTCTGCGAGCACGGAGAGACCAAAAACAATGCAGGATGCAGCACTGAAAAAGCAGATTGCCGCCGTACTTGAAATTCCTGAATTTGATGCAGAAATCATGGAACAGCGGCTGTCGCACATATCGATTCTCGGAGATATGCTGACATTCCATTTTCGTGATGGTCATACGGTCACACAGCAGTATATCCCAAGCAAGCGGCAATATCGCAGAAAGGCAGAAAAATGAGTACAGTAACAAAAATCCCTGCATCGATAAGCCGATATACCTCTGCGCCGATCAATGCACCGGTGAAAAGGCGTGTGGCTGCCTACGCAAGAGTATCGACTGACCACGAAGAACAGCTCACATCTTATGAGGCGCAGGTCAGCTACTACACCGACTACATCAAAGAACACGCAGATTGGGAATTCGTCAAGGTCTACGCCGATGAAGGTCTGAGTGGCTGCTCAACGGCAAAGAGAGAAGGCTTCAGACAAATGGTCGCAGATGCGCTGGCAGGCCGGTTGGATCTCATCATAACAAAGAGCGTGTCGAGATTCGCCCGAAATACGGTTGACAGCCTCTCAACGATCCGTGAACTGAAGGAGCATAATGTTGAGTGCTTTTTTGAGAAAGAGAATATCTGGACATTTGACGGACGCGGAGAATTGCTCATCAGTATTATGTCGAGTTTAGCGCAGGAGGAGTCACGCTCGATTTCAGAAAACGTGATCTGGGGGCAGCGAAAGCGCATGGCAGACGGAAAACCGAATGTTCCGTTTGGACGGTTTCTCGGTTATGATAAAGGTCCGGGCGGAAAACTGGTTGTGAATGAAGCCGAGGCGGAAATCGTGCGTGAAATTTACAGCCTGTTTCTGACCGGACTGACACCGCATACCATTGCGAAGAGACTTACCGAGCGGGGAATTAAAACTCCCGCCGGAAAGGACAAATGGCACAGCAGCACTGTGAAAAGTATCCTGACAAATGAAAAGTATAAGGGCGATGCACTTCTGCAAAAGACCTACACCTCCGATTTTCTGACGAAAAAAAAGAAAATCAATCACGGGGAGATCCCGATGTATTATGTGGAGGGCAGTCATGAGGGCATTGTTACCCCTGAGATATTTGAAGCGGTACAGGTTGAAATGGAGAGACGGCAGTCACAGAAAAGCCGCTATAGTGGCGTGGATATTCTTGCGGCAAAACTGGTCTGCGGCGAATGCGGATGCTTTTACAGTCCGAAAGTCTGGCATTCGAGTGACCGCTATCGGCGTGTAGTATACCAATGTGGTCATAAGTACAAGGATGCAAAACGCTGCGAAACACCACACCTGACCGCCGATGAGATCAAGACTGTTTTCATTCAGGCTGTCAACAATATGCTCCAAAACAAAGCAGAGATCATAGCGAACCTTCGGGCGAGCATTGCAGAAATTTCAGATATGACTGCACTGATGGCAGAGCACGAACACTTCAAGGAAGAGACTGCAATGCTGGCTGAAATGGTCGAAAACTGTATTCGGGAGAACGCTCGGATCGCACAGAACCAGCAGGAGTACCAACAGCGATACAATATGCTCGTTGATCGCTACGATGTTGCCAAGAGCAAGTACGAGGAGCTTGACAGGGAAATTACCGCACGGCAGGCGCGGGTGCAGGCGATGGAGAGCTTTATTGCAAACATTGACAAGCAGAACCCGCTGAACGAATTTGACGAAGACCTCTGGGGGCTGCTTGTGGAGAGTGTGACTGTGTACAGCAAGGACGACATTCGAGTGAAATTCAAGGACTGAAAATAGAAACATTAAAATCAAAGATGCATCTCTATGGCACTCTGCTATTTCAGCGGAGTGCCTTCTTTTTTTGTTTGTATGGATGAGCATTGTGCTATACATAGGGCTTTCGTTTGTTTATGCACCCCCGATTGCACCCAATGCACCCTCGATTGCACCCCTGACGCACCCAATGCACCTTTTGGAAATGCCGATTTTACGATGTTTTTGGAAGTGCCTGAAAAGCTATCGTTTGGTGATGCACCCTACTGCACCTTCGCCGTCTTTTCTATGCACCCCCGATGCACCCAATTTGATAGCTGACCGACAATCAGAATCAGCTTGTATCTACGGAAGTAGGAAGATAGACTTAATCCTTACCAAGTCAATTTCCCGTTTTGCTAGAAATACCGTAGATTCACTCGTTACTATCAGAAAGCTAAAGGAGAAAGGCATAGAGGTTTATTTTGAAAAGGAAAACATCTACACTTTAGACTCCAAAGGCGAGCTCATGCTTACGATTATGTCGTCTATTGCTCAGGAAGAAAGCCGCTCTATCAGTGAGAATGTTACCTGGGGCAAGCGTAAAAGCATGGCTGACGGAAAAGTATATGTAGCAAGGAAAGGTTTCCTGGGATACAAGCTCGACGAGAATGGAAATACCGTAATTGATGAAGCTGAAGCGAAAATAGTCCGCGAAATATATGATCTTTTTCTCAAAGGGAATACTATTCGCAATATTTGTTCCATATTGGATTCCAAAGGAATTCCGACGCCGCGAAAAAGTAAGCATTGGCCAGTAAGTACGGTAAAGAGCATTCTTAGTAATGAAAAGTATAAAGGTGATGCTCTTCTGCAGAAATCTTATGCGATAGATTTTCTTAATAAGAAAAGAAAAAAGAATACCGGCGAACTTCCACAGTACTATGTCGAGGGATCACATCCGCCGATTATTAGCCCAGAACTCTTCAATTTAGCACAAACCGAACTTCGAATCAGAGAACACAATAAAGCAAGAAGCACTAGTATCTTTTCATCGAAGATCATCTGCGGAGATTGTGGTTGCTGCTACGGCAGAAAAGTAAAGAATTCTACCGGCAAGAATAAGGCTCACTATTGGTACTGTAACAAGAAATACTCCGGAAGCCAGACTTGCGAAACACCTAGCATTACAGAAGAAGCAATTAAAGATGCTTTTGTCCGTGGGTTCAATTCGCTGATTGCAAATAAGAAGTATTACTTCTCTAAAATAACCTCTAGGCTCGAAAGCCTGGACAATACGCAAAATATCCAAGCGGAACTCGAAGATATAACCAAACAATACAACGAGTTAACGCAGCAGTTGCGCCAGCTTATTGAGCAAAACTCCGTTATATCTCAGAACCAAGAGGAGTATAGGGCCAATTTTGAAAGCCTTAACTCTAGGAGACTTCAGCTAGAAGACGAGATTGGCATTCTCGAAAAACAGCTTCAAAGTATACGCTCCCAAAAGGAGCAGATAGCGTTATTCCTAAAGACGCTCGAAAAAGAAGATAGGATAATTCAGAGCTTTGACGAGGAGTTATGGAATATTCTCGTAAAGAATATGACCATAATGCCGAATCAGACAGTAGTCCTACTTTTTAAAGGTGGAACGAAGATGACTGTTGAATTATAGTTCTTTTATCACAAAAGCTCCGCTTATTATATGCGGAGCTTTTCAATGCCTAATCTTTATAGCTTTTCAGTTTTCTCATTAGTTTAATTCTTCCCCAAATAGTGATGCTCCCCACCCTGCACCTGACATTGTCATAAAACCGCCAACAAAGAAAATACCAATGCCAAGAAATATACCAACACCATAAAAAAGTCCAATTGCCATATCGTACTTATTAAATTGTCGTTTCTCCTTTTTTTCATATGTTTCCATCTTTGTTATTACCTCCTTCGCAAAATCGTCCATGTTGACTCCAAAAAGAAAGCAAATTTTTTTCAACATATTTAAATCGGGTTCATTAACATCTCTCTCCCAATTCGATAGTGCCTGCCGGGTAACATTCAATTCCCCGGCTAGTTCTTCCTGTGTCATTCCCAATTGTGTTCGCAGATGACGTATTTGCTTTCCTGTTGTAATATTCGTCTGTTCCTGGTTCAAAATAGTTTCTCCTCTCTGATACTGATTTTATCAATGATATTTCGCAATAGCCA